TTGTAATACGACTCACTATAGGGCTGTCTCACGACGGTCTAAACCCAAGACTAAACCCAAGGCTCCAGCACCTAGTACTAGCCACAACATCATGAGTTCTTCAAGCTCTTATACTGGTACTAATAGAGATAAAAAACCAAGTACTGATAGCAACATCATGAGTTCTTCTAGTTCTTATACTGGAAACAATTTGAAGGGACCTAAGCGTGCTGGCAGGGGTTCTCGTTACAGCAGTGGTAATAGAAGCAACGTCAAACCACCTAAGCGTACAGGTCCTAATAAATACCAACGTAGGAACAGAGGTAGAGGAAGTTAAATGATCAGTCCCACTAAACGTGGGATGTGTGTTGAATATTTAGCAATAGTAGCTTTCACCCAAGCTGGCTGGGAGGTGTTTCACAATGCCTCCCCTGATGGTCCTGCTGATCTAGTTGTTTGGGATGGCGAAAACACATATCTCATAGATACTAAAAAAACTAAAAAATACGTCAACAAAACTGGCGGAATTTATTACAGAAAGCAGGAGAGCTTGTTTGTCGAAGGTGTGCACTATTTAGGGCACGACGGAAACGAGTTTGTATGGCTCTCAGAGCCTCCAGAAGCCCTCTCAAATGCTATTTAGGTATGGATACACCAAACGACACTTTAAGCCTGCTTCAAGCCGATTTTAAGCTGTTTCTACAAGCTTTATGGGGACAGCTTGATCTTCCATCCCCCACCCGCGCTCAATACTCAATCGCTGATTACCTACAACACGGTCCTAAGCGTCTACAGATTCAAGCATTCAGGGGTGTAGGTAAAAGCTGGATTACAGGTGCCTTCGTGTTGTGGAACCTGTTTAACGACCAAGAAAAGAAAATAATGATTGTCTCCGCTTCTAAAGAACGTGCAGACAACATGTCCATCTTCTTACAAAAACTAATCATTGAAACACCTTGGCTTTCTCATCTGCGTCCTAAATCTGATGACTCCCGTTGGTCCCGTGTGTCTTTCGATATTAATTGCGCCCCTCACCAAGCACCTTCTGTTAAATCAGTGGGTATTACTGGTCAGCTTACAGGCTCTCGTGCTGACCTGATGGTCCTAGACGATATCGAAGTCCCAGGTAACTCAATGACTGAGTTGATGAGAGAAAAACTCCTTCAACTCGCAACTGAAGTTGAATCTATCCTAACTCCTAAAAATGATTCCCGTATTTGCATCCTTGGTACTCCTCAGACTACATTCACCATATATCGAAAGCTCGCCGAACGTAATTATCGCCCCTTCGTATGGCCCGCCCGCTATCCATCGGATCAAGCAAAGTACGAAGGTCTGCTCGCGCCACAAATCCAAGCGGACATCGATCAAGGTGTGCAGGAAGGTGACCCAACAGATCCCGACCGTTTTACCAATGATGATCTACTAGAACGTGAAGCATCAATGGGAAGAAGCAACTTCATGCTTCAATTCATGCTCGATACTAGTCTTAGTGATGCTGAAAAATTCCCGCTTAAATGTTCAGACCTGGTTATTACCAGCGTTAATCCCACTACTGCTCCTGATGCCGTCGTCTGGTGCTCAGACCCTTCAAACATTATCAGAGAACTCCCCACTGTTGGCTTACCTGGAGACTATTTCTACAGTCCAATGCAGTTACAGGGAGACTGGAGCCCTTACACAGAGACAATATGCTCGATTGATCCGTCGGGTCGTGGTACAGATGAAACAGCAGCAGCTTATATCTCCCAACGCAACGGTTTCCTGTACTTGCACGAGATGCGTAGTTTCAGGGACGGATACTCCGACAAAACTTTACTCAATATTCTAAGAGGTTGTAAAAAATACAATGCCACCAAACTCCTCATCGAAACCAACTTCGGAGACGGTATCGTCTCAGAACTCTTCAGAAAACACCTCACCCAAACAAAACAGGCGATTGATATTGAAGAGGTACGTGCAAATGTACGAAAAGAAGACCGCATCATTGATGCTCTGGAGCCTGTCCTTAACCAGCATCGCCTCATTGTTGATAG